TTCCAGATGGACTATGTCGCCAAGGGTCTGGAACTCGACGCGGAAAAAAACGCCTTCGCGCCCTCGCCGACTGGATCTACGGCGGGGGCGACCACTACTGCGCAGCCTGTACCCCCGGCGAAGGCGGCGAACCCAGCGAAGGCGCGAGGCAAACGTGCGAAGACTGCCCGCAAATCCTGAATGCGCCGCGCACCTGGGAAGGCTGGCAGGTCTGGGACCTGGCCGGACGCCTGAACGGACAAATCCGTGCCGTGCCTGGCGTTGTACTGGGCTGGGACATGAGCGCGGCCCTGGCGATGGCCGAGGCTCTGGGCGTCGATCCTCGCGCCACCGCCGAGCTCCTGCCGGTAATCGAGGCGGTGATGGCAAAGCATTTCAACGGTCAGATGGCCTCAGGCGGCGGCGAGCGGGATGATCCCTGACACATCAACCTGTTCGCGCGCCCGCGCCAGATCCCAGGCCCGCTGCAGGTTCATCCAGTATTCCGGGGTCGTGCCGAAGAATGTCGCAAGCCGCATCGCCGTATCCGCCGTAACCGAGGTGTCCCCGCGCACCAGCCTCTCAATCCGCGTGCGCGGAACATGGAGACGCTTTGCCAGGGCAATCGGACTGAGCGCCAGCGGTTCCAGATAGAGCTCCGCCAGGACCTCACCCGGATGCGAGGGGTTTTGCATCAACGTCATGTCGCGCCCTTTCCTCCTTCGTTCAATGGTAGTCGACGATCTCGACATCCGCCGGCCCCTGTTCGGTCCATACCAAGCAGATCCTCCATTGTGCATTGATCCGCACCGAGTGCTGGCCGATCCGGTCGCCTTTCAATTCCTCGAGTTGGTTCCCTGGTGGAAACCGAAGGTCCTCGAGAACCACGACGGCATCCAGCGCCGAGAGCATCGCCCGCGTCCGCTTGACCAGATCAGCCGGGAACCCTTTGCCGAACCGGTCTGCCACCACGTTCGCCGCGAGCTTGCCCTTCGTACTGATGATCATGGCGCCCAGTGTATCATGTCGTGATACATATGTCAAGGCTGTTGCAGCGCCCGCTGCGCAGACACTGCGTAAACCAGAGGGCCCGACCCATGACCGAGAAACGCGTCTCCGTCCGCCTGTCGGCCACAGGCGGCCGCCAGGTCAAGGCCGAGCTCGAGGGCGTGGGCGAAGCCGGGGCGCGTGGCTTCGGGCGGCTCTCGCGCGAGATGGAGAGCGCCAACGCGCGGCTGGCGGCGTTTGCCCGGCGCGCCCGGTTGGCGATGGCCGCGGCCGCGGCGGGGATCGCGGCGGCGGCCACCGGGATGATCCGCTCGGGGCTTGCGGCCGTGGATGCGCAGGCCAAGCTGGCGCAGTCGCTGGGGACCACGGTCGCGAGCCTCCAGACCCTCGAGCGCGCGGGCGAGCTGGCCGGCGTGTCGATGTCCGGCATCGAACAGGCCACAAAGGATCTGACACGACGGCTGAGCCAGGCGGCGGCCGGGGGTGGTCCGGCGGTCGCGGCCCTCGAGCGGCTCGGGCTTTCGGCGACGGCCCTCCTGGATCTGCCGCTTGATGAGCGCGTGGGGGCGATCAATGCCGCCATCGCAGACTTCGTGCCGGTGGCCGAACGGGCCGCGGTCGCGGGCCAGCTCTTTGGCGAGGAAGGGTCGATCGCCATGGCGCGGATCGACACGGCGACGCTGCGCCAGGCGGTCCAGGATGTGCGCGACTTCGGGGTGGTGGTGTCCGAGCAGGATGCCGACCAGATCGAGCGGACCAATGACGCGCTTTCGCGGCTGGGGCTTGTCTGGCGCGGGCTTTCGAACCAGCTCGCCGTGGCCGCAGCCCCGGCGCTTGAAATGGTCGCCAATGCGATGGCGGCCGTGGCGCGGACCACGGGACCACTCGGCATGGCGATCCGGGGGCTTTTTGAGAACCTGGGGCGCCTCAGTGCCTATGCCACCGGGATAGCCACGCTGATGGCCGGGCGGTTCGTGGCGGCCAAGCTAGCGGCAGCGGTCTCCGTGCGCGGCTTGGCGATGGCGCTGGTCATCCTGCGCGGGGCGCTCCTGCGCCTGCCGCTGATTGGGTTGGTGGTCGCGGCGGGGGAACTAATCCATGCCTTTGGACGCCTCGTGCGCGGTGCGGGTGGCTTCGGCAACGCGCTTTCGCTTCTCGGCGATCTCACCCGCGAGGTCTGGGGGCGGATGCAGCTCGGGGCGACAGCCCTGGCCTTGCAGCTGGCCGCCTCCTGGGCCGCGATCCGGGCCACCATCGCCACAGCGCTGCAAGCCTCGCTCGAGGCCGTCGTCGGCTTTGCCAATGGCGCCCTGAACAGCTTCCAGGGGGCACTGGACGCGATCACCGTGCTCTGGGGTGCTTTGCCCTCTACTGTCGGCGATTTTGCTTTCCAGGCCGCGAATGCGCTGATCGCAGGCGTTGAGGCCATGCTCAATGGCGTTGGTGAGCGGATCAACGGCTTCCTCGCCGGGATCAACACCGGGCTCGAGGCACTCGGCATTGAACGGCGCATCGCGTTGATCGGCACCCTGGAGCTGGGCCGGATCGACAATCCTTTCGCGGGCTCTGCCGCCGAGGCCGGGGCCGAGGCCCGGGCGGCGTTTCAAGCGGCGCTGACAGCCGAGCCGATCACGATGCCGGATCTGGGGTTGGGCGCCTATGCAGAGGAGGCGCGCGGTCAGGCGGAGGCGCTGCGCGCGGTGATGTCAGGCGTGGTCGACGCCGCCACGGCGCCGCTCGAGTCAGTGGCGGCGCTGCACGAGGCGATTGCCGCCTCGGGGAGTGAGGCCGAGACCGCGCTGAGGGGCGCGCGTACCGCCGCGGAAACCCTCGAGGACACGCTCGACGCCACCGGCGAGGCCGCCACGCGCGCGGGCGGCGCCGGGCGCAGCGCGGGTCAGGCGCTGCGCGAAGGAGCCGAGGCCGCGCGGGGCGCCTGGCAGCAGACCACCGAAGCGGTGCGCGCGGCGCAGGAGCGTTCGCGCGAGATCGCCCAGGGCATCGCGCAGGACATCACCGGCCCGATCAAGGATGCGCTGAAGTCAGGCGAGTTCTCCTGGGAGACCTTTGCCAGCGCGATCTCGCGCATTGCGCAGAACCTCGCGAACCAGCTGATCGATCTCGCCTTCCAGCCGATCGAGAACGCCCTGATGCGGGCGCTGGGTGGCCTGGTTGGCGGCGGTGGCGGAGGAGGTGGGCTTCTGGCGCGCCTCTTCCCCTTTGCCCGAGGCGGCGTCTTTGCCGGGGGTCAGGAACTCACGGCCTTCGCGCGGGGCGGCGTGGTCGACCGACCCACGGTGTTTCCCTTCGCCCGCGGCATCGGGCTCATGGGCGAGGCCGGGCCCGAAGCGATCCTGCCCCTGCGCCGCGGGCGCGACGGGCGGCTCGGGGTCGAGATGAATGGTGACGCGCGCGGTGGGAACGGCGCGATGCAAGACACCGCCACCCGTATCATCAACGTACTCGATCCGTCGGTCGTGGGCGACTATCTCGCGACGCCGTCGGGCGAGCGGGCGATCCTGAACGTGATCCGCCGCAACCGGAGTGCGCTCAATGCCTGAGCAGGTAGGCCTGCCCCCGCCACCCCTCTGGCCCTTCCCGCCCACGCAGGAGATCACCGAGGTGCTGGAATGGCGGACCGATGTGCTGGCCGCGCGTGCGGGCGAGCAGCGTATTGCCCTCAGACCCCGCCCGCGCGAGATCGTCACCCTGCGCCACCGGCTCGACGCGCTGGGCATGGCCAGGGCGGCGGAACTGGCCCGGGCCGGCTTTGCGGGCGATTGGCAGGTGCCGCTATGGCACCTGGCCCTGCAGCCGGGGGCCGATCTGGTTCAGGGTACGACGGAGATCGTGCTCGACACCGGTGTGTCGGGTTTCCGGGCCGGTGAGAAGGCGGCGCTTGCGGTGGATGGAGGCGAGGCGGTGGCGGTGGCCATCAGCGATGTTCAGGCCGACAGGCTGCTATTGGCGGAACCGCTGGGTATGCAGCTGCCAGGTCCGACAGTTGCGGCGCGGCGGGTTACCGTTGCACCAATTCGCGCCGCTATGCTGACCACGCCCATCGAGATCGCGCGTAGGAGGCAAAATGACGGCATCGTCACCGCGAGCTTCCTGCTGCGCGATGCGCCGGATATGGCAGCGCCGGTGGTGCCCAGCTATCTCGGCCACTTGGTTCAGACCGATCCGAGCCTCGTGCGCCGCCCGCTCACCACCAGCCTGCGCCGCGCGTTGGAATACGTGGATAACGGCTTCGGCCCGGTGGTGGTGGAGCCGGTGCGGGATGTCTTTGAGCGCGGTGAGACGCTCACTCTGAAGGCGCAGGGTCCGGCCGAACGGTATACGCTGCGGCGCTGGCTCTGGTCGCTGCGCGGGCGGCAGGCCAGTTTCTGGCTGCCGACCTGGGGGCATGAGCTGCAGCTTCGCGCGCCGATGACAGCGGGATCCGTGCTGATGCGCGTGGCGCCGGTGGGGGATTTGGCAGCCTATGTCGGGCGCGCGATCCTGGTCGAAATGCCCGGCGCGCTGCGGTGTCGGACAGTTACCGCCGCCATCGCTGACGACACCGACCACCGGCTGACGATTTCGTCGGACCTCGGCGAGCCGGTTCCGATCACAGCAAGGGTGCATTTCCTCACGCTAGTGCGCTCCGACGCGGATCGCGTTGAGATCCAGCATGGCGCGGCGGCGAGTGAGGTGACGGTGCCGGTTGTGGAGGTGTTGGAATGACCTACGCCCTCTTCGAGTCCTCCTCTTCCGAGGGCCGCCCCTATTTCCTCTACCAGTTCGTGGAGGGCGCGCAGGTCTGGCGGTTCACCAGCCGCGCCGAAGCCTGGACCAGCCCAACCACCGATGGCGAAACACTGACCTGGGACCCTGCCGCCGTCGCGCATGGCGATGTGGTGCAAACGAGCGAGATCGAGCGCGGGCGGCTGGAACTGACCTGGCCCTTGTCGCACCCGTTCGCGCGGCGGTTTCTCGCGCCTCTCGGCACCACCCCTGTCACACTGACGATTTTCCGCGGCCACGAGCAGGTCCCGGATGAGACGGTGGCACATTGGAAGGGCCGCGTGGTAGGGGCGGAGGTTGAGGGTCAGCGGATCCTGCTGCAGGCGGAGTCGCTCTTCAGCACGCTGCGCCGCGCCGGGGTGCGGGCAAAGTACCAGCGACTCTGCCGCCATGCGCATTACGGGCGCGGCTGCGCGCTCGCGATTGACGCGTCCTGGCAAACCGGCACGGTGACCGCGGTGGCGGCCCGGGGTGCGACCCTGACCTGCCCCGAAGCCGCAGTCCACCCCGACAGCTGGTTTCGCGGTGGCGTGCTGAAGTTCGGGGCGCAATTGGGGTTCATCACCGGTCACACCGGGGCCAGCCTCACGCTTTCTCGATCGATGCCAGAGCTGGCCGCAGCCCTTGCCACCCCGGACATCGACCCGGAAACCGGCGACCCGCTGCCGTTCCTCATCGACGTCGCTCCGGGCTGTGACCTGCGCGCGGCCACCTGCGCTGCCAAGTTCGACAACCTCGCCAACTTTGGGGGCTTCCCCGAGATCCCCGGCCGCAACCCGCTGGGCGGCGGTTCGATCGTCTGACGCTTGGTGGCGGCCCTGTTCGGCGCTGACCTCCCGTTCCCATCTGCCTAGGGGCGACCCCTCCGCCACCCCCGGCTTCGGGCCCTGCGCCTTCGCTCTGCAGACACCCACGACATCTCACAGGCACCCGCATGGTCTGGCCCTTCATTGCCCGGCTTGTGCTCGGGCTGGTTCTCTCTGCGATCTCCTACGCGCTGAGCCCGCGCCCCAAGACCGAAACGCCCCAGCCCGCTGGGCTCGACGAATTCTCATTGCCGACCGCCGGGGAAGGTCGGCCGATCCCGGTCGTCTTCGGGACCGTGTTGATCACTGGGCCCAATGTCGTCTGGGCGGGCGATCTCAAGGTCGAGCCGATCCGCAAGAAAGGCGGCAAGAAGTGAGCGAACCGACACCCTCTCCACAAGACAGCCTCCGCGTGACCCTGCAGGACGTCCGCAGCGCGCGCTATTGCCTCGCCGGAGTGCGTCCCTGGTTTCGCCGCCATGGGTTTTCCTGGTCGGAGTTCCTGACACACGGCATCGAGGCAGAGCCCCTGCGCGCAACCGGCGATGCGCTGATCGATCCGGTGATCCGCGCCGCCGAGGACAGAGAGGCGAGAGTGCCCCGCGAGGCCTGCGTGACCAGCGAGGCATACAGGGCCAATCGGCACGCCCCAACCCCCGAGGCCAGCGATGGGCGGTAACAAGGCGCCGATCACCGGCTATCGCTACTCCTTGGGCATGCATCTGGCGCTCTGCCATGGCCCCGTGGATGCGATCCGCGAGATCCTGGTCGATCGCCGCACTGCCTGGTCCGTGACCTCCGGCAGCAGTTCCAGCGGCGGCGGCGCGGCCGTTGCACCGCGGATCGGCAGTTTCGTCGGCGCCGCCAGCTCGGCGCTGCCCGGTGAAGACGCTGGCACAGTCACGCTTCCGGGCCTCGTGCCTGGCGTCCGCATCGGACAGGCGTACCGGCTCAGCTTCGCCAATGGCACATCACAGGTGCTGACCCTGCAAGGCGTCGCATTCGACGCCGAGACCGACACCACCACCTGGTCCGTCCTGCCCGACACGCTGAGCTTTCCCGAGCAACCCGTCGAGATCGCCGAAGCCACACTCAGCGCCAACAATGCCGGCGCGCTGGGCGGACGGATCCGCATCGACGCACCGGATCTCTTCGGCGGCGAGAGCCGCGAGGGTGGCATTGTCGGGGATGTCGACGTGCTGATGGGGGCACCCGATCAGGGGCCGAACGACTATCTCGCTGCACGGATGAGGGACGCGGTGCCCGGCTATCGCGGGATTTGCAGCCTCGTGCTGCGCCAACTCTATCTCGGCACCAATCCCTACCTGAAGCCCTGGGCCGTGCGCGTCACCCGGGTGCTGCGCGGCGAAGCCGGGGCACCCCAGTGGTATCCCGAGACCGCGGCCATCCTGCCCGAGGCGCGCATCTCGGATGCCGCGCTTTACATCGCGCTCGACGTCTCGGGCTCCATGGCCGGACCGCGCATGGCGGCCCAGAAGGCCGCCGTCGCTGCCCTGATCCGCGAGATCGCCACCCACGGCGATCCCGATCATCCCAACGATATCCAGATCGTGCTCTGGGCGGATACTGTGGTGGACAGGATCACGCGCCGGGACATGGCGCCCGAGGACTACACCGCGCTCGAGGCCTGGCTGGTGAATCTGTCTGATCTCACCACAGGCGGCACCGCTTTCGAGGCCGCGTTTGCCGAGGCCGCCGGGTTCTTTGCCGCAAGCGGCGAGAAGCGCCGGATCGTCCTCTTCATCACCGATGGCGAACCCTCGGTGCCGGCCTCGGTCGACGCGGCCGAGGCCGTGATCGCCGATCTGCCCCCCGTCGATATCTTCGGCTTCAACATCGCGCTCAGCGACACCAGCTTAACCGCGCGGATCGACAACACCCCCGTTGATGGCGTGCCGGTGATCCCGCCCGGCGACACGCAAGCGCTGGTCGCCTCCCTGCGCGGTGCCTTCGGTGCCGGGCCCGACATGAACCCCGCGCATATCCTGCGCGAATGTCTCACCAACTGCGACTGGGGGCTGGGCTACGGCGCGGCCGAGATCGGCGCGAGTTTCATCGAGGCCGCCGATGCGCTTTATACCGAAGGCTTCGGCCTCTCGCTGATCTGGCAGCAGGACAGCGCGATCGAGGACTTCATTGCGCTCGTGCTCGATCACATCGATGCCACGCTCTACATCGATCGCCGGAGCGGTCTGTGGGAGTTGCGGCTCATCCGCGCCGACTACGATCCCACCACCCTGCCTGTCTTTGACGAGACAAACGTTGTGGATTGGGGGCGGCTGGGGCGCCGGGCGGCCTCCGAGCTCATCAACAGCGTCACGGTGCGGTTCACCAATGCCGCGACCGATAGTACGGGTTCGGTCGACCAAACCGGTGCGGTTTCGATCACGGATACCGCGCGGGTGCAGGCGATGGGTGAGGTGCGCGCCACCACCCTCGATTATCCCGGCATCCGCCACCAGGCCCTGGCGCTGCGCGTGGCCGAGCGCGATCTGCGGGCACTGTCGGCACCGCTGCTCACCGGCGAGATCACCGTCAATCGCCAGGGCGCCGATCTCGGCCCCGGCGATGTCATCCGCCTGCGTTCCGCGCGGCTCGGGCTCGACGATGTGGTCATGCGTCTTTCCGAGATCGGCCAGGGCGACGGGCGCGACAATGGCATCCGGCTCAAGCTCGCCGAAGATGTCTTCGCGCTGGGCGCCACTGCGCTTGTCGGTGGCCGCCAACCCAGAGGCACAGGGATCACCGCCCCGCCGCGGGCCCTCGCGCGCCGCATGGTGGCCGAAGCGCCCTATTGGCTCCTCGTGCGCGAGCTCGGCCACAGCGAGGCGGATCGCCGTCTCGCGGAAGATCCGGACGCCGGCACGCTGGTCGCAACGGGAGACCGCCCCAGTGCCGATGCGCTCGCCGCGCAGCTCTGGGTCGATCCCGGAACGGGGCCCGTTCAGGAGGGTGTGGTCAGCTTCGCGCCCACGGCCCTCCTGGCCGAGGAGCTCTCGGATCACCCGGCGGATCGTCTCGTCGCCGTCACCGGCTGGCGCGACATGGGCGCGGTGGGGATCGGCACGTTGGCCAGCCTCGGCGGCGAGTTGGTGCGCGTTGATGGGATCACGCCCGATAGCCTGACCCTCGGGCGGGGCTGTCTCGACACGGTGCCGCGAGCGCATGCAGCGGGAACGCCGATTGTATTCTTCGACGAGGCGGCGCGGATCCCCGAGGCCACCTGGGCCGCGGGCGAGACCCTTGCGGTGCGGCTGCTGCCCGAGACCGGCCGCGGCACGCTGGCCTTCGCCCGCGCGCCCGAGCACCGCGTCACGCTCGATCGGCGAGCTATCCGGCCCCTGCCGCCAGGGCGGGTGCAGGTCAACGGGAGTTACGCGCCGAGGACCGATGCTCTGGTCGTAGGTGCCATTGATATCAGCTGGGCGCATCGCGACCGGCTGACCCAGACAAGCCCGGTCATCTCCGATCACACCGCGGGCTCAATCGGGCCGGAGCCCGGCGTCGGCTATGTCCTCGAGATCCGCTGGGTCGATCCGGAGACCGGCGAAGCCCTTTCACCTGCCGGGATCGTGATCGACGCAGGAACGGGTATCAGCTGGACGTTACAGCCCGAGGACATTCCCGAGGCCGGCGCGCCGCCGAACACGGTCGAGATCGACGTGGCGGTCCGCGCAAGGCGGTCGGTCGAGGGCGGCTGGTTCACCGATCGCGAGGCGCGCTGGTTTCGGCTTACCGCCCCCTACGCTGCCGGATGGGATCGCGGCTGGGGCGTCAACTGGGGTGGGTGACGGGCACTGGGCGTCACCGTGAACCGGCTGCCGCCACGATGCGCGACGGTGGCTCACCGCGGCGCGGCTCATCGGCCTCTGACCTATTTCTGGCTTGCGCGCCTGACCGCCCGCCCTCACAGGGAAGAGATGATGGGACCTGCTCCACGCTGCGCAAGCTCTGTGGCCAGTGTGCGGTCATAAGGATCATCGCTCAGCGCCAGCAAGACGGCGCAGGCCTTGCGATGGGGTTCCGGGTCCGGACACCCGCGCAGCACCTTACGGGCCCAGGCAATCTGGACGGCACGGCGCTCGGGATGGGGATCGATCCGGTCAAACATCGGAAAGGGTACCAGCACTCTTTGCACGAACGCGCTGTGCCACTCGAAAGGTCACACGCCACGCGCCGTTTACCATGCACGTCGAGCGCGCGGGGCGCAACGCCGCGCAGCCGCCCATCCTTCACAGTTGAACAGCACGAGGACAGACATGCCCGAACGGATCCTGCCCGGCTTGGGGCTGCGCGCCTTTTACGACCCCGGCCAGCGCGACTGGGGCACCAGCGTCAGCGAGGACCTGCGCACCCTCTCGGTGCTGGTGCAGGCCCGCGCCCTCTCGCGCGCGACGCCGCTGCCTGCAACAGGGACGGCGGGGGACGTGTATATCGTGCCCGATGATGCCCCGACCAATGCCAATGCGCTGGCGCTCTGGGATGGCGCGCCCGGCAGCGAGGCCTGGGTGTTTCTCACGCCGCAGCCCGGCTGGGCGGTCTGGATCGAGGACGAGGCCCGCGGGGTGCGCTTCGATGGACTCGCCTGGGTCGCCCCCCTGCGTCCGGGTGTCGTGCCGATCCGGGTGCTCCCGGGACCCGGCCATACGCTCGAGCTTGTCGACACGGGCAATGTTCTCGAGACGGCCGGCGCCTCCCCGGTCACAATCACTATCCCGCCCGACGCCGCCGTGTCCTTCGAGACCGGGACGCTGATCAGCGTCACGCAAGGCGGCAGCGGGGCTGTGACCGTATTGGCCGGGGCCGGTGTCACGCTCAATGGCGTGGTCGCCGGGTCCGGGACGCTCGACAGGCCCTGGTCCGGTGCCGCACTGACCAAGCATGGCCCCGATGCCTGGGTTCTCCAGGGCGCACTCACGGGAGCGGTCGCATGACGCTCCTGCTTCACCGAGGCGCGCTCCTTTCGCAAGGTCGGAACGATGGCGAACCACCCTCGGGCCAGTACCAACCGCCCAAGGCGGACAGCATCGCGCTCGTCTTCACCGGTGCGCCCTATTCCCCGCCTCTGGGCGATGCCGTCGCTCTGACCTTTGGCGCGGCCGAAGGGGCGCCCCCCGGGCTCTACACCCCGCCCGGCGCGGAGAGCCTGGCTCTTGCCTTTGCCGATGCGCCCTATGCCGCGCCGGAGAGCGGAGCGATTCCGCTCAGCTTCGGTCCCCCTCCGGTACCGGCGCCCGGTCCCTTTGCCCCGCCGGATGCCAGCGACCTGCCCCTTGGGTTCACTGGCGGCACGTTCGCCCCGCCCCTGCCCGACACCCTCACTTTGGAGTTCTGACATGGCCCAATTCAAATGGCTGGCCCCAGCGCGCTGGGCTGCGCCCGAGCCCCTCTTTGCCAATGACGATCCCGATCTCGCCCTTCTGACCGCCGGAGCGCCCAAGAGCTTCCTTGGCCCCGCCGGTCTGCAATCCGTGTTCGGGCGCTCAGGCGGCGCGGGCTCGGGGTCGAGTTTCCGCATCACTGCGGATGACACGCCGAGCGAGACCAACGAGGTGCTCGCCGTCTTCCCGCATCCCTTCGCCAACCAGACCAGCGCCTGTTTCTGTCGCGCCCCGGCAAGCTGGACCGCGACACCCAACGGGTCCATCTTCGCGGCACCCCTGGCCACGGCCATTGCGATCAGGCGCCGCAGCACTTCGGGCGCGCAGGGCGATCTCGGGGTGATCGACCTGGCCGCGCTCGGGCGCAATCGATGGCCGATCAACCTGCGTCTGCGGGTCGAGGGCATCGGCACCGTCAGCGTCTTTGCCCGCGCCTGGCCGATCGGCGAGCCAGAGCCCGCCACCTGGGATGTGTCGACCACCTATACCAGCACCAACGATACCGGCCACGCTATGATCGGGCGCACGGGCACCGGGTTTCCGGCCATCCTGTCGCATTTCTCGACGGGGACCGAGGGCGACAGCGCGCCGCCGATCTATGGCGCCTTGTCGGGAACGGTCAGCGCCGACGGCGCACCGGTCACGCGCGACGTCGTGGCCGTCGCCCGGGGGAACCAGGCCTATCTGTTCCGCGGCCAGAGTGACGGGACGGGTGCCTTCTCGATCCCGGCGCTCATCGGCTTCGACTACACCGTCTTTGCCCTCGATCCCCTCGCCGGGCCCTACAACGCCGCCGTTCTCGACAAGATCGCCCTCAGCTGAGGGCCGAAAGGACGCGCACCATGCCCCCACACCGCGATGACGATCCCCATATCCGCATGCCCGAGGCCGAGTTCGAAGAGCTTCTCGCCCGTGCGGCCGAGAAGGGTGCCAAGCGCGCGCTCGCCGATGTCGGGCTCGATGGTCAGGACGCCGCCATGGACGTGCGCGATCTGCGCGCCCTTCTCGACGGCATCCGCTTTATCCGCCGCACCGCCGTGCAGACCAGCGTGCATCTCCTCACCACCGGTCTGATCCTCGCTCTCCTCGCCGGCATCGCCCTCAAGCTGCGGATCTTCGGACCGGGTGGGTGAAGCCGGGGGCTGCTGGGGCGTTCTAGTCGGCAGGGTTTAGCGGGTGCTGAAGGGGTATTGCGTGACCCTCGTCTGGCACCGTGCGTTGCGTCAACGAAGTCGTAATCCTTGATCCTGGTTCAGTTTTGCTCCGTTCGCCCAGCGCGTCGTCAGGTGTTGCGGGGACGCGCATAGAACCGGGCGTTGCGTCAACCCGACATTCACACGCACGGCGCCAAGGGCACGCGAGACGCCCACAGAATCCGTCTCTGCCTTGCCCGTCCAAGTGTGGCGCGCCGCTTCCTGACCTCTCAACCCATCCAACACGACCCAACCTGAAGGAGGCCTCCATGCCCGGTCCTGTTTCTGCCCCTGTTCGCAGTTTTGCCCATTACTCCGACGTGCCCGAAGGGCTCTGGCGCTGGCCCAGTTTCTCGCCCTCCGAGATTGCCTGTCGCGGCACCGGGCAGATCAAGCTGCATCCGGAGGCGCTCGACAGGTTGCAGGCCCTACGGAACACGCTCGGCAAGCCGCTGATCGTTCTCTCGGCCTATCGCAGCCCCGAACACAACCGTGCCGTTGGCGGCGCCCAGCGCTCCAAGCACATCGACGGCACGGCCTTCGATATCTCGATGGCGAACCACGATCCCGCAGCCTTCGAGGCCGCGGCCCGCGCGGTCGGGTTCCTCGGGTTTGGCTTCTATCCGCGCTCAGGGTTCATGCATATCGATCTCGGGCCCGCGCGGTCCTGGGGCGAGCGGTTTGCACCACGCCCCGTTCCCTTCGCGGTCGAGAGCCCGCTCGCGCGGGAGGTCCTGGCCGACAGCCGGACCTTGCGCGGCACCGGGACTGCTGGCGTCGCGACGGTCGGGGCTGCGGGCGTCGAGGTGGCGCAAGAGGTTCTAAGCGAGGCGCAAGACGCGGTTTTGCCGCTCGTCCCCTACCTCGACACTCTCCGCTGGATCTTCATCGCCCTGGCGCTGGGCGGGATTGCGGTGGCGGTTTACGCACGCGTGGACGACTGGAAGAAGGGCCTGCGCTGATGTGGGCCAGTCTCCTGGTTAGGCTTCTCGCCCGGCGCTGGGCGCGGCGGGCGGCGGCTCTCGCGCTCGTCGTGCTT